CGTGGCTGGCAACAGCTCCTCCACTGCCCGCAAGACGGCTGGTTTGCCTACCTGGCTGATCACCAACTCGCAGGCCAACGCTGCTACGGTGTCGGCCATGTCTGGTTCCGGCGGCAACGGATATCCCAGCACCGCCTGGACCGGTCTTTCCACCTCCACGGACGTTGCTCTAACCGAGACCATGCTCAAGACTGCTATTCAGCAGGTCTGGGAGCAGGGCGGCGACGCCAAGATGTTCATGACGAACGCCTACAACAAGACTGTGGCGTCTGCGTTTGCTGGTCTTGCCCAGCAGCGCATGAACAACACTGGTGTTGCTCCGCTCAAGATCATCGCGACCGCCGACATCTACCTTGGTGACTTCGGCGAAGTCTCGATTGTCCCGAACCGCTTCCAGCCTGCAAACTTTGCTTTCGTGCTGGACCCCGAGTATATCAGCGTGGCGTATCTGCGTCCGTTCCAGACCTATGACATCGCCAAGACCGGCGATTTTGATAAGAAACAGATGGTAGTTGAGTATGGTCTCCGCATGAAGTCTGAAAAGGCCAACGCGGTGGTTGCTAACCTCATTCCTTCCTGACAATAAATGGAGCCGGGTTAAGCCCCGGCTCCTACCTCTTTGGGAGAGACTGATGGCTGAAAACTTTGCGCCTGGATCATTCGATCTAGCTTATGATTCGCTCACTGGCACACGCCAGCAGATGCACTTCACAACGGACAACAAGATCGTTCTTGAGACCACGGTTGAGATTGACGAGATTGCCGAGCGCAACAAGGCGATCCGCAATGAGATCAGCCGGACAGAGAAACTGCCGGATGGGATGGTCAAGGTCGCATCAATTCCGATGGTGCTCTATATGGAACTGCGTCAACGTGGTATCCTTGGGGACAAGGCCGCTTTGCGGAAATGGTTAGCCTCAGATGAGGCGATGCCTTACAGGACGCACTGGATCAAAAGCTAAGGGATCACGGCTATGGCGTTAGCGAATTATTCCGATCTTCAGCAGGCCATAGCCGACTGGCTGAATCGTGCCGACCTGACACAGCAAATCCCTGACTTTATCTCGCTGGCTGAAGGGACGCTCAACAACGTCATTCGCTCGACCTACATGGTCGGCAGTTCGACGGTCAGCGTGGCGACTTCGGCGCAGAAGGTGTCAGTCCCAAGCGACATGCTGGAGCCAATCTATCTGCAAGTCACCAGCACACCAACCTCTCCAATGGAGCAGGTCGATCCTTCGCAGCTGATCGTGCTGCGCCGCGCTCGTCTGCGTTCGTCTGGAACCCCGAGGTTCTTTGCGGTCATTGGGCGATACTTTGAATTTGCGCCGGTACCGTCGTCGACCACATCGGTTGATGTGACCTATTACCAGAAGATTCCGGCGCTCGCGAGCAATGCCACCAACTGGCTGCTGACCAACTATCCCGAGTTGTATCTGTATGGATCGCTGCTTCATGCCGCGCCATTCCTGATGGATGACCAGAGGGCCGTTCTGTTCGGCAACAGCCTTGCCCAGCAAATTCAGTTGGCGGTGAAGCAAAACTCGACCGTTATGATGGATGACGGGAAAATCCCCGGCTTCTCCATGCCTGAGCTGAAGATGACGCAGGCCACTGTGCCAGGAAACACATTCCCGAAGGTGGTCTAAATGGCGCAGATCACGAACTATACAACGCTGAAGCAGGCGATTGCCGATTGGGTCAATAGCCCCGAGATTGAGCAAACGTCTGACCAGTTGATCCAGTTTGTCGAAGCCGATCTCAACACGCGGTTGCGTTGCCGCGAGATGATAGTTCGGGCGACGACAAACAACAGCGATGAGTTCGTGAAGCTTCCGACCGACTGGCTCGAAGGCATTAACCTTCAGATACAGGGCGGTCAAAGCCCGCTGCGGTTCATCACGCTGGACGAAGCCGACATCATCAACGCCAGCCACGCCTACACTCAGACGCGGTTCTATTCGTTGATGAACGGCGCTATCGAGCTGGTTCCGCCACCCGGCGGCTACATCACGATTGAGATGGTCTATTACGCCAAAATTCCCGCTCTGTCTGACTCAGTTGCGACGAATTGGCTGATCACCAAGGCTCCTGACGTTTATCTGTATGGGGCTATGGCACATGCCGCCCCGTTCCTGAAGGATGATCCACGCATCGCCACCTTCTCGCAGATGTATCTGGCTCGCGTTCAGGCGATGCAGGATGAGTCCCAGAAATCACTCCACAGCGGATCGCCATTGATCGCGAGAACAACCCGCGTCTACGGTTAGGAGCTATCATGTCAAAGTCTAATGCCTTCGAAAACTCGCTGCTGAAGCTGATCTTTAATGCTACAGCCATCGCCAATCTGGCTGACAATGCGGCGTCTTCTCCGCTGACAAGCCTCTATGTCTCGCTGCATACGGCAGACCCTGGCGAAGCTGGCGATCAGTCAACCAGCGAGGCCACTTACACTGGCTATGCTCGCGTGGCGGTTCTTCGTACATCTGGCGGTTGGACGGTGACAAACAACAGCGTCTCGCCTGTTGCCAACATCGACTTTGCCAACTGCACGGCTGGCACCAACACGATCACCTATTTCGGCGTTGGCACGGCTGCAAGTGGCGCGGGTGTTCTGTATTATAGCGGCACAGTGACGCCCAGCATCTCAGTTAGCTCTGGCGTGACGCCTCGCCTGACGACTGCATCAACGATCACTGAGGACTAAAGCCAATGGCATTCGTAACCGCAGATCGTGTTCTTGACAGTTCAACGTCCATAGGCACAGGGGCGTTTGTCGTGTCTGGGACGCCTGCGTCTGGCTATCAAACTTTTTCGTCCGTTATGTCAATTGGCGACACTTGCTATTATTCAATTCAAGGGCAAACGACCAGCGAGTGGGAAGTAGGTCTTGCCACATATTTGGTTGCTAATACGCTTACGCGCACTACGATCTATAGCTCATCCAATGCAGGGTCTGCGGTTGTATTTTCCGCAGGGACCAAAAACGTATTCATGACTATGGCGGCATCTCGTTCGCCTCAACTCAACGCATCTGGAAACGTCACGGCTCTTGGTACGCCCGTGTCTGCGACGTTGACCAACGCCACAGGGCTTCCATTAACAACCGGGGTGACAGGCAATCTCCCCGTAACAAACCTTAACAGCGGCACAAGCGCATCTGCAACAACCTTCTGGCGGGGTGACGGCACATGGGCTACGCCTGCGGGCGGCGGCGGGCTAACATGGCAGTCCGTGCAGACCAGCAGCTTCACGGCTGTTGCGGGCAACGCTTACCCGGTTAATACCACATCCGCTGCCGTGACAGTCACGCTCCCGGCAAGCCCGACCGCCGGTCAGGCAGTGCAAGTTACGGATTATGCCGGAACATTTAATACCAACAATTGCACCATCAACCCGAACGGAAACAAAATTGGTGCTTCTACGTCCAATCTAGGATTGGTACTCAGCCGTGAGTCCATCGCGTTTGTGTACATCGACGCAACGCAGGGGTGGTTGCCTTATTCTGGCTTAACATCAAATATTCTCTACATTGTGCAATATTTGATTGAAGCGGGTGGAGGTGCTGGTGGTGGTTTGAGTGGCGAGGGTGTTGGATGCGGTGGCGGCGGCGGCGGCGGTTATATTGCTGGGGCTAAAAGTGTAAACTCGGGGGATTCGTTTACCATCGTAGTGGGCGGCGGCGGAACTGGAGGCACGTCAACGGCGTCTACGAGCGGCACAAATAGCACTGCCAGTTTTATCGGTACAGAAACAGCCGTTGGTGGCGGGCGAGGGAGCGGCAACACTTCTGCTGGCGGTGCTGGAAACTATGCACCTGCAAGTGGTGGATCTGGCGGGGGCGGTGCATATACTAATCCAACTGGAGCGTCTGGGACATCAGGTCAGGGTTTTGCTGGAGGCACAGGGCAAGCTGCTGGTGATTACCCCGGAGGTGGGGGTGGTGGCGCAGCTGCTGCTGGCGGTAGCCCAGCTACCTCCACTAGCGGCGGCGGAACTGGCGGAACAGGCTTTAATTGGCTTTCAATTGGAAATTCGTATGGCGGCGGCGGCGGCGGCGGAACTGGAGCCGTGTCTGGCGGCGGAACTGGGGGCACAGGCGGCGGCGGTAACGGTGGCAATCGCACTGCTGGATCGAACGGAACAATAAACACGGGCGGCGGTGGTGGCGGCGCTGGTCGTCTTACAACATCTGGAACGCTTCTTGGCGGCAATGGCGGGGCTGGAGTCGTTGTCGTGCGGTACTTTGGCGCGACCAAAGGCAGCGGCAGCACAATAACATCTGCTGGCGGGTACACTTACCACACATTTACATCATCCGGCACGTTTACGGCTTGAGGAGGCGTCATGTCGCACTATGCAAAATGCCTCGACGGTAAAGTTCTTCAGGTCATCGTCGCTGAGAAAGAGTTCTTCGACACGTTCGTAGACTCGTCCCCCGGCGAATGGATACAGA